CATTTAAATATATAGGTAGAAAGATGGGTGTATCGCCTCAACTTATTCTAGAGGCACAGATTGATGTTGCTAATCAAAAAGACAAAGGTAACAGAGAAGTACGGCTGCCTGAAAGTGCTGAGGAGTTTTACGACTTTGTGAAAGGTGAACCTGCTAATGCATTGTCTGTGTACACCAACAGCCGCTACAAGAGCCGTGGTGCTGCCTCTAGGGCAGTTATCAATGCTGGTGGTAGTGACATCTATTCAAAGACCACACAGCCGCTTCTGCTAGGCGCACAGCTCTTGTTTGAAAACGGTATTACTGATAAAGAACAGATGATTACCTGGCTTGCAATCAATCTTGCTGAAAGTGGAGGCATTGCTGATCGACCTGGGGATTATCAACTTGCAGATGGAACGATTGTCCCACCAGGTACTCCTGGTGCAACACCTAGGTCTTTTGGTTGGTATCAAATCCATATGAGTGATGCTAGTAAGTGGGGCGGTATTGGTGCTGCCCGCCGTAAGCAGTTTACTGAGCTTTTCCAGCTTGGTCGTGCGTTTAGAAATGAGGATTTATACAACCCACACCTCAATACAAAGGCTGCTATTCAGGTCTACAAGGATGCTAAGAACTCCTTTACACCGTGGAGTGCTTTTAAGAATGGGTCATATAAAGAGCATCTAGAAACAGCAAGACGAGTTGTAGAGCAGTGGGGATCTGAACAAGACCAAACCCCCTGGAATCGACCATCCAATATGACTAAAGAAGCACTGGAGGCTATCAATGGAAAGAATTGACTTAACTGGTAGCTACACTCCAGATGTCTCACAATCATCACAAAATGCTGAGGCTTTACGAGAAGAGCTTACAGCTGCAAATATGGAGGAACGGATCGAAGCTGATGAAGCACTAGGTCCTGCACAATCAGAACTTGAACTTAAGCCTACTGAAACAAAAGTAGAAGATGGTTTAGAACTTATCTCGCCACACGGCAGTCAATATGCTGTGCCTACTGAAACAGCGCCTGCTAATCCAGAAGCTGCACAGCGGATGATTGCACCATTTGCTGGTGTTACTGATCTTGTTACTAAGGCGGCTAATCTAGTTCCAGGTTTTGAATTTGAAACCGCCCCTGACTTTGACGACCCTGTTGCACAGGGTATACGTGAAATTAGTGAGGTTTTAATTCCTACATTGTTAGGAACTGGTGCTGTTGTTGGTGCTGGTCGTGCTGCTACATCCGGTGTAATGCTTGGTGCTAAGACCAAAATGATTGGTGAGATTGGCGCATCTCTTGGTGTTGATATGGCTGTGTCTGGTCTTGCGCTAGACGATGACGACAAAACTGTAACTGAACTGATGGGTGAGCACTGGGGTATAGAAACTCCTCTTCTGGACCTTGCACGTAGTTCACCTGACGGCAATCGTCTTGTTCAGATGCTTGAAAACCTTGGGTTCTCTGGTGCTGGAGAACTTCTTGGTGCAGCTTGGGCGTCTCGTCAATCCATCAAGTTATTGTCTACAGGTGATGAAGCATCAGAAGCTGCAATTAGTAAACTACCAGTAATTAGTGACGAAGATCCTATTACTGATGTTATTAACACTAAACGTGCTCAGACTGCCAAGGCTGTAAACGCTGAGGTTGAAGAGGTTCTTGATGCTAAGGGTTTTAATACACCTGTATCCGAAGGTGGCTCAGTTCCTGGCTATCAAGAAAACACCTTCCGTTCTTTTGATGAATACAACCCCTTTATTCACAAAGGTGCAGAGCCACACGAAAAGATCGTCATCAACGCTGATGCTAACCCGACACAAGCAAAGGTAGATCGTGCTGCGATCATGACTAATCGGGCAACTAACTACGGTAAGCCTGCTCCTGCCGCTACTGAATCCTTCGCCCGCAAGTTCATGCAGGCACCAGAAGGTTCTGAAAAAGCACAGGTGTTAGAAGAGTTCTTTGATGGTTGGTCACCCAGCGTCCAAGCATTGATCAACGACAAACCAATGCCTTCTGAAGTCATTGAGCAGATGTCTGATCGTGTTGTACAAGCAACTATGGGTCCTGACGTAGGTATCGACGAATATCGCCAACTAATCAGTGGTATGAAGACGATGGTTTATGAAAGCCATAAGTTTCTTGGTGAGAAGGAATGGGTTGCTGCATCTGGAGCATTCCGTGAGGTCTTCCGTAAGATCTATAACCCCGAGCACATGGTGTCTCGTGGAATCATGGCTGCTCAAGCTGGCGACAACGCATCTAGCTTGGCTGGTGCTGCTGGTGTTCTGAGTAGAACTGGTAAAGATTCAACCCGCCAGCAAATGCTGATGTGGGACAAGATGGGTCTACTTGCTCAGGAAGTCAGAGCTAACCAGTTTATTGCTGGTAAGAGCTTAGAACTTAAAAAACTTGTCAAGAATGGAGACCATCCCAAAGTCCAGCAATGGTTTAACGAACAAGGTGCTGCACTGGAGACAGGGTTAGAAGCTGCCAGACAAAAAGGTCTACAGAGCGTAGCTTCTTACAAAGAGATTGCTGAAAAGAACCCGGAATATCTACAACCTTTCCTGAAGGTTATTGAAGAGATCGATGGTAATGTTGATACTCTTGAAAAGCTATTTCGTTATGCTGAGAATAACATAGGTATTCTTAAAAAGGGTGGGGTATTTGTTGACTTTTTGGATCCTGAAATCCCTAGTTGGTTTATGGAAGGGGTAAAAGGATTAGTGTATAACTCACTGCTTTCTGGTAAAGCTGCCTTTAACGCTGCAAAAGGTAATATCTCTGGTTTGTTACTTGAACCTACGACTGTAATGCTAGGTGCAGCACGCGACTTCGATACAGAGGGTATAAGGCGTGCTTTCCATCAGTATGCTGGATTTGCTGATGCATTTGGTACAGCATCTAAAGTTTTTGCTGACAACTGGAAGCAAGCACAGAATAGTCCAATCCAGAATCTTGTCAGACCTGATTTTCAAGCTAAGCATCTAGATAACTTTGAAGTCATGGAAATGATGGCCGACGTTTGGAAAAAAAGTGATCCTCTTACTGCTGAGCATGGTAAATATCTTATTTGGAATGTCAGTAAAAGCTTGTATGGATTCAACAATTCTAAGTATACGAAGTATGGCGTAAATGCCATGTATGCCTTAGATGGTTTCTTAGGTTCGATGCTCGGTACTGCACATGCGCGTGGCAAAGCATACGACACGTTGATGGAAAATGGTTTCCGTAATAGTGCTGATTTTTCTGCTAAATTTGATGATATGGCAAAGGCAGAATATGATAAGCTATTTCATACTACTGGAGCCAAAAAAGGACAGCTTCGTGACGAAGCAGTTATCTATCAAACAAAAGAACTTGCTCTTAGTTTAGATAACGAAATGGCAGAAAATCTCGCTAAGTTCACTGCACGAGCACCATTTCTGCAGGCATTTATGAGGTTTGCTCGGACTGGTCTTAACGCTATCAAACTTGATCTTACCTACATCCCTAAGCCCAAGATGGCTTTATTTAATGATGCTAATAAGGTTTCACGTTTGTATGCTGCTACTACCAAAGAGCAAAAGATCAATGCGTTGAAAGAATTTGGATATAGTGAGTACAGCGAAAATATGTATAAGGCTCTTAAGTCTAAATACATTGGCCGTCAAATGGCAGGTGGTACAGTACTTACACTTGCTGGGCTTGCTGCATTCAATGGCAAACTGACAGGTGCTGGAGATCAAGATCACAATGTACAGCGTCAGCGTATCAAGATGGGTACTGACGACAATTATCAACTCTTTGGTATTGATTACCGAGGGTTTGGTCCTGTTTCTCAGTTACTTACTATTGTTGGAACACTGGCTCAAAACCATGACAAGATTGAGCCTGCCGATATTGGGGAGTTCTTTAAACTTACCCAGTATGCAATCACCATGGGTCCTGCTAGCCAAAGCTTCCTGACTCAATTGGATCCTCTTGTTAAGGCATTGAATGGTGATATTAACCAATGGCAGCGTTTTGCTGCTAACGAAATTAACGCTCATATTCCTTATGCTGGTCTACGCACTATGGCTAGTGATTTAATTGATCCAAGCCTAAAAATTGTAGAAGAATCCCTTATGGATTATCTAAAGAATAAGAATAAGTTCTTGTTCAATAGAGAATTGCCGACACTACGTGACATCTATTCTGGTGAGCGTGTACGTATGGAAACGCCTTCTATTGCTTTGAACAACCGTTTCAATCCATTCTTTAAACTCAACCCTTCTATCGAAGATTGGAGAATCAGACTTAAGGATACTGGATGGGATGGTTTGCAGGGTTTCTACAAATGGCCTGGTACAACAGAAAACGTCACTCCTGAAGAACGTGCATTTATTCAAAACTATATTGCTGACAATGAACCTCTAGCTGCTCAAATTGTTGAGCTTTTGGATGACCAGCGGTATATGGGTCCATTTAATAAAACCGTCCAGGAGATGCGTGCTGCAGGTGCAGATTTTGATTCTATTCGTCTCAACAATACAAAGCTCTACCAACGTCTTGATGAGATCCATACAGAAGCAAGAAATCGTGCTTTCTTTGAACTTGAGAAACAGTACGAGGAGTACGGCATTATCAAGCGTTTGACTAAAACTCGTGATCGTGCAATGCAACAAAGCGATGCAACACGTTCAGCAGCTTTAGAACAACAGCGGCAAACTGTCCGTGAACAACTAACCAAAAAACTACGCCAAGAGCGTCCTGATAAACAATGACATACGCAGAAAGTAATTTTGCAGGATCAGCTATTGCGGCTAACAACCAGGCAGCTTTTACATTCTCTTATTTGGATGTAAGTGAAATCAGGGTTGACATTACTGTAGGTAGTACCACCACTACATATTCAACCAGTTCCAGCCCTGCTGGCTTTACTGTTGTCTCACCTAATCAGTTTGTCACTCTTAGCAGTCACCCTGCTGATACGGATGCTATTCGTATCTACCGGCTTACTAACCTTGATACTACGCAAGCTACGTTTGTATCTGGTTCAGCAATTAGTGCTAATGATCTAAATAACAACTACAAACAAACGCTTCAGGCTGCACAAGAGACACGCCTTGAAGCCTCACAAGCTACATCAACCGCTGACACAGCGAAGACAACGGCTGATGCTGCGGCCGTTACTGCTGGCAATGCTGTTACTACAGCAAATAATGCCGTTACAACGGCCAATGGGGCTGTTACTACAGCTAATGCTGCGAGTACAACGGCTACAAATGCTGACAACACGGCTACGAATACGGCTAATACTGTGGCGTTGTATGTGCATGACGGTACAAATCCTACGGGATCTGGTGTTGGAGGTGACCCACAAGGTCTTGCTTATGCAATCAACACTGCTAACAGTGCCTCTACAGCATCAACGAATGCAGTTAATACAGCTAACACAGCCGACGCAAATGCAACAGCAGCACTAAATAACTCACGTGAATCTGATGGTTCAGGTGGTTTTGTTTCTGCGGTCACCAAAGCTAACACCGCAATTACAACAGCCAATGCGGCTGATGCAACGGCAACAACAGCTTTAAACACGGCAAATACAGCATCTACTACAGCTACAGGTGCTGTCACAACAGCAAACTCAGCTTCCGCTACGGCGACAGCTGCGGCCAACGCTGTTGCTAATGCGGCTTTTTACAGCCCAGTAGCTACTGTAGGCACCATTCCAAGTAGTCCTGCAAATCTCGATCGTATCGAAATTGCAAACTCCACAGGTGTTGAATCATTTACACCTCTTACTGGACTTCCAGCTGGTTTCGTAGGTAGTTCTGACCTTGTTGTACGACTTGAATACGACAGTGCAAATACAACCTGGACCTGGAAACAGTATTTTGCTGCAGACCCTGAAGGACGATATTTAACTAATTACTTACCTGTTGTCAAAGGTGATGGTACTAGCAGTGGTCAAGTTGGTAAAATTCAACTTAATTGTTCAAACAATAACCACGGTGTTGCTATTCAATCACCTCCTCATAGCGCAGGAGCATCATACACACTAACTCTGCCTACAGCTCTGCCTACTGTAAATGGTCAGTCTCTTATTTCTGATACGTCAGGAAACATGAGCTTCACTACAGTAGATGCTGCATTTGTCGAAACCCCACAAATACTTACTACTAGTAAGGCTATCACAGCAAATGTAAATGCTGCAATCATGGGTCCGACTGTTTCTATTGCTAGTGGTATAACCATTACTATTGGCGCTAATTCATTACTCACTGTACTTAAATAACAATGGCATACGGAAAAATTAAAGCTGACAAAATTGTATACGACAACGGTACAAGTGATGTTGAAGTAGATGTCAGCGCACTAGCAGGTGCCGGTTCTACGGCTCCTACAAATAGCCCAGCATTTACTGGTACACCTACTGCACCTACTGCTGCTCAGGGCACTAATACAACTCAAATTGCAACAACAGAGTTTGTTGGTACTGAGACTGTTGTTAAGGCACCAATCGCAAGCCCTACATTTACCGGTGTTCCTGCTGGTCCGACAGCCGCCCAAGGCACCAATACAACACAACTTGCTACTACTGAATTTGTAAACGCTGAAATCGCTGCAGATATTGCTGTTAAGGCTAACATTGCTTCGCCTACATTTACTGGCACGCCTACAGCCCCGACTGCTACCTACAACGCTGCAAGTCCTAGTACAACTTTGCAACTGGCTACTCATGAATATCTTGAGCAAGCTATTCCTCAAAAGATTTACTACACCAGTGCTGCTACTACTGGTAACACTCTAGTAGCATACAATAACTACACTACTGACACTACGTCTGCAGCGTATTCAGTCACTCTTCCTGCGACCCCTGCTGTGGGAGCCCACATTCGTGTTATCGATGCAGCCGGTACTTGGGCCACTAATAACCTTACTGTTCAACGTAACAGTGAAAAGATTGCTGGCGCAGCTGCTGATCTTGTCTGCAACCTTAATTTCTCGGCTGTCAACCTTATCTACAGCGGATCTACTGTGGGTTGGGTAGTTAAATAATCAAATTTTTTATTAAATAAATGACTAATCTTTCTAGCCTTGCAGGTTTCCAGCTTCCTGCAACAGGTGACTCCGCGATCAAGCCTACTGTTCTTTATGACGAAGATATTGTAGGTACTTACGAAGCCGGTTGGGACGAGCACACCACATATTGTCGTGTTAACCAATACAGTCCCAGGGGCCAATTTGCGATTCATAGCCACACCTTCAGTGATGGTAACGGCGGCCCTAATTATTCGGACAACCGCTTGAGGATTGCTCCTTTCCTTGTCGATCAGACGACTGGAGCCATGACTTTTGGCACCAAGGGCAACGCTTTTTTGAATAGTAATGGATATGTCCACTCGACCCAGTCCTTTGGTTTTGGCGGAACGTATGGTGTTAACTGGGGATATTCCGCGTGGGGTTCTAACACCTCCCACTACAACGGCGGCTGCGTTTGGAGAATTGTAAACAACGCAATCGTTGGTGGTCAGTCAACTGGCAACTCAACCTATGCCAGTGAGAATACCAGTAACGGAAATTTGCCTGTTTATTTATACAACGGAACCGCTTATTACAACATCCCGAATGGTCAATACACCTCAATTGGGCAAATAAACACTAGCGGTACAAATGCCGATTGGGCTAATCAAAATGAATACCATTTTAGCGGTACAACATACATTTACCGTTGTGTAGGAAAAACTGTTGGCGAGTCCCAAGCAGGTGTCGTCGTCAACCAAAACTACATTGCAGCTATGAACGCCACAGGCAGTAATGGCTATGTCGGGACAACATTCTCTGAAGGTGGCGCTCAGTCACAAAATGGTGGCATTGGTTTCGAGCTTGAAGATGGTAGACAAGTATTTTTTACTAATAAAGGAACTTACATTAGAGGATCCCAGACTGGTGGCCTTACCTATAAAGCCACTGTTTCCAAGATAGGCGGCACTGACGGTGTACCATTCATTGGTGGGCAAGGCACAGATATGAGTCTAGTTGGCATTGAAGACGTTAGCTTAACTTACAGTAACTCCGGTTATGCAGCAAAAGAACAAGACACGTTCTACTTTTATTCCGGCCAAACAACTCAACAATTGGTTAAATTCAAAATCACCATGCCTACTGCTAGCACTGTTTCACTCGAAAGATTAGGTGCGATCGATTTGCGTGACATTGGTGGTAATCGCAACCTGTCCCATTATCAAGGTTTTGCTGACATAACAGGCAACGACGATCAGTTTCTTGTTTGCAGCTACAGGTCGAATTCGTATTCACCAAGTCATACGATCGTTGTAGATAACCCAATCAAAGACGCCTAATTTTACTTCATAGACAAACCAATGACTATCAGCAACATTGAAGAACTTAGAACAGAACGAAATGCACGCCTAGCGGCGTCTGATTTCACGATGCTGCCAGATTTTACCGATCAAACTGGTAGGGGCGAAGTCGAATGTTTGAAGGTTTACCGACAGGAGCTTAGAGACCTTACCGAGTCCTACGAAGCAGGAAGTGAGGTCACTTGGCCTGTTAAACCCATTTCTCTCCAATAACTATGTCTTTTACATCTAGAGTTGAATTTCTAGGTCATCCGGGCGTGGCGCGTCAGCTTGCTGCTGGCGCTGCCTCGGCTAACACAGCTTTGACCGCTGGCATCTACCGTATTTCTATGCGGGCTGTAGGTGCCGACATCCGCTTTGCTATCGGGCAAGGCGCACAAACTGCTGCCGCTACCTCCTCTTTTATTGCTGATGGTGAGCGGCTTGACTTTGCCGTTACTAACGGCGCAAACATTGCTGTTCTTCGAGACGCATCTACTGATGGAGTTCTGGAACTTACCGAGCTTGGCTGATGCGATTAGGAACTACATCACTTTCGGTCACTACAGCAGGTAGACCAAGGCAAAAAGCTGCCGGTGGTGGTGGAGATGGCTCTGTTGTGTTTGATCTTACTGGCGGTTCACTACCCGCTGGTATGTATCAATACACTGGTTCTAATGCTCAACCAACCCTTACATGGGATAGCACTGGTGCAAAATTTACTGGTGATGCTGGAAGCGGGCAGTATCCACTAAGACTGCCCCTAGCATTCACTGGTGATTACTTATTCCAATTATCTACTAGAATTGATCAGGATCCAGGGGGTACTAACTGGTGTTCTGATGCCAGTGTCGCAGTATTTAACTCTACTTACACCTCTACCTCTGGTTGGAATTGGAAATGGAATACTCAATCTGGTCGAATTTCTGCACAAAATAACTGCTCTCAACCATACTTGTACGGTGAAAACGCACAACAAGGTATGAGTACGCCAAATAGTGTTTTACAACCTCCTTATGTTTCTGATGGAACTTGGGTCACGATGCACTTTTATCACGAACCTAGCCTATCAAGAACACGTTACAAAGTTACAGTTGGTGATAAAGACTGGGAAGCTACAGGAACACAATTAGGTACATCACCAAATGGTGGTGTCCTACAAATTGCCAATAGCTTTTCTGGTACTTATTACGTTGGTATTAGTGGCGACGATGATTCCAATTCAATGTATGCCAACGCCTTCAGATACAAACCACTTTAATTACTATCATGATCACCCTTATCCGTCCAATCCTTTTTTCTTTTATTCAATCTGAGAAAGTAAAACTACTTATTGTAGATCTTCTCACTAAACTGGCTGAATCAACTGATAATGAAGTTGACGATAAAGCAGTTGAATTTATCCGCAACGGTTTGTTTCCAGCTAAGCCACTTGACTGATGGAATGGGCAGACCCGCCCGTCTTGCCCGTCTGGGACCTCCCTGAAGCGCCGTTACTGCCTACACCGATACTGGAGCTACCAAGCGCCGAAATGCCCTCGTATAAGCCGCTTGTAGTACCTCCTAACACTCTTAGGCCACCTCCTGGGGTCAGAGGAATCGAGGCAAAGGACGAGGCACCACAGGATAAACAAACAAACACAAAAACTAAACCTAAGAAAGCTGCACCTGTTAATCCAGATTTAAAGCTTCCTGATAACATTCCACCTGAAGCACAGATTGTTAGTATTCCGTTTACGGACATCGAAGTACCGATGCCAACAACAACAATCATGACCACGGCTGCAACTACATCGGTCATTTCGGTGGGAGCCACCCTTGCTGCTACGTCACTTTTTAAATACTTGGTGATGGTAATGAAACCCATCCTTAAACAAGCATGGAACAAATTGACAACAAAGAAAAACCAAAATCCTTCTTAGCAAAAGTCAAAGAAAATACAGAGGATGAAATACAAATTCTCGGTACTTTTGTGCGACTTGGTGTCGTCATATGGAGTGGCTTTATTATTACCCTTAATTATGTTGACCTACCAATGATCAAAAAAGGTCAAAGTGGTGGGGATATAACTTTTGTCGCCAGCGTCTTCACGGGCGCTTTAGCGACGTTCGGTTTGACGACATCTAATACCAAGACTGCTAACCAAAAACCTGACCCTAAAAAGAAAGACGAATGAAACGCTTTATTTTGCTTCTAATTTTGGCTAGCGCTACACCAGCTGCAGCCAATCAAATCACCCCTAACTTCACACAGGGGTCAATGAATTCCACTACTACAACCACTGTAGAAATTGATCGTACGATCGAGACTGAGATCTATGGTGGTGCCTATTCATCATGGTCTGGTCACAATGTAACCCCAAGTTCGCATATCAACGATTCTGCGACTACTTATTCCGTAACCACCGCAGGAGAGAACTTCCAGTTAGAACTGACGACAAGAGCAGCAGGGGTGATCGAAGATACAACCATCACAGAAACTATCGATCAAGTCTCTACCGTTACATCCTTGTCAGTCTTCTCGCAGTAACACCTGCTGTAGCAAACGAAGACCCAACAGTAAATAATACGTCTAACCCGGTGGCCGCTGCGACGGGCAATGTTACTAATCAGGCGGTGCAATTTCAAAACAATGGTGCACCGTCTCGTCAGTATTTTGGACCTAATAGTTCCTGTAACGGAACAACTATGCAGGTATCTCCTTTTTATATGGGCAGTGACACTATTCCAACTGATAGTACGTACACTCGTACAGGTAACTGGGGAATGCAACTTAATTTTTCAGTACCTTTAGATGGTGGTATGGTTGAGTTGTGCAAAAGTATTGCTAGAAAACATAATCAAAAACTAAGGCTTGATTATGAGATTGTGCGTGCTCTCAAATGTGCTGAGCTACAGCAAAAAGGTTTTACCTTTAGACCTGGAACACGTGTCGAAAGTCTCTGTCACGATATTGTCCCTATTGTCTCTTTAAATGATTGAAGCGCTCGTCACTGTTGTCATAGCTTCTATTACAGCAGGAGCTGCTTTGAACAACAGACTACACAAAAGAATAAACAACGTACATGATCGCATCAGCGGTTTAGATCGTCGTATTGATGCCATCGAACTAGGTGTAGCTACAGACTATGTCTCTAAGGCGGACCTAGGAACAATGGTTAAACGTATGGAAGATCATATGGTACGTATTGAAAACAAATTAGACCAAATAGTACTAAGAAACAACTAATTATGTCCCACCAACTTGTAGATCTCTTTATCGACAAAGTAATAGGTGACTACGACACACTCGAAGCTGCAGAAAAAGCTTTGAGCCGTCTTTATTCCGAATCTGGTCGCTACGAGATCAAATCACCCAAGGTACGTAAACCACGGGCAAAGAAAGCTGATGTCAAAGAAAGCAACTGAAGACCAGTTTAATGAGCTTCATAATTTAGTTACCAATGAATTTTTAAAGCGTATTAAAGCTGGAGAAGCCACCGCACAAGACCTAAAGGCTGCGTGTGATTGGCTCCACAAAAACGATATATCCGGTGTTGCCTATGACGGTAACCCGTTGGACAAACTATCTACCATTCTACCCAAAGTAGATCCTGAAATGGTACAAACTCGTCTGTATGGCAAAAGGTAGAACACAACGTTATTACGACGCTAACCCTGCGGCAAATCGCAGGCGTTTAAAGCAACAATCCAAGTATCAAAAGACTGCTAATGGCAGGCGTCTTAAAATAAATGCCAACAAAGCAAATCGAAAATTAGGCACTTACGGAAATGGTGACAATAAAGATGCAGCGCACACCTCTAAAGGTATACGTATCGCATCTAAAAAAGCCAATCGCAGTAAGAAAGGAATCCACGCCTAATGACCCCATTGCTTCCAACTCCTGATCATTATCTATACAACCTAATAGCCATGTCGTCCTCTGAAGCCAAGCGCCTTTGGAGGCGCAGTATCAAAGAACATTTTGATTGTACATGTGTCTATTGCGGAGGAACTTATGAACTTAACGAATTATCTCTTGATCATGTGCATCCTCGTTGCCACGGAGGTGGCGACTACAGGAATGTCATGCCAGCTTGTGTCAAATGTAATCAGGAAAAAGGAAGTCAACATTACTTAGATTTTATGAGATCAACGTTTGGTGTTAATCGCCTACGTGAATATGTACTAGCAACTCATACCCAATAGTTGCACTTAGCCAACTTTATATCGCCGTCCGCAAGGGCGGCTTTTTTTATGTCACTCTCAGAGTGGCTTCAGTCTGCTAATCAATACGCAAAAAAAGGTTATTCTAAAAGTCAGGTTATTGAACAACTTGGTAAACCTCCTGGTCGAATCACTTCTAATGGAAACGGTGGTTTTAAAAAACGGACAGGTAATAAGCAAGGTCAAGCTGCAAAAAGAAGGCAGTTTGACACTCCTTCTACTGATTTAGCAAGAACAGAAGCCAAACAACTTGAATCTACAAAACAAAAAATAAATGGTGAAGCTTCATTGTACGGGTTAGAACCCACACAAATTGAGCACATCGCTGATCAAGATGATGCTAAATCGATGACCGCTGGTGCTCCTGGTGATCCTAACAATAAATTAATCGTCAAAGAATCAGAGGCACGATTCAAAGACAAAGTTAAGCAATTAGTTGGCAAAGACTATTCTGTTGTCAATAATTCATCTGAGGAATCCCTTAAAGTCATAGAAAATAAATACTTTGACCCGATTGCTGACCCAAGTACTTTGCCAGGTACAGATATTCGCAACTCTAGTGAACTACGTAAATTTCTTGATTTTATAGAAAATAGTAATGGCCGTATTGCAGATTCGGCTAAAGGCATTTCGCCTCGTGCTCGCATTAAAGCACTTGCAATTGCATCTGCTGTTCCTGGATTTCTAGGTACTGCTGCTGATGCTGCTGAAACTACTGCACGTGTTGATGTTGCTCGTAAATCAGGAAACCCTGTTGACTGGATACAAGCAGGTATCTCTGGTATTACTACAGCAACAGGAGCAACTGGTGTTGGTGAAGTTGTAGGTCTTCCTTTAGAACTTTTAAACGGATCTATCGATCAACATCGTGAAGGTTTACCTCAAATAAGAGGCCGTAACGGCGCTGCAAGGGCTTCCAAATAATCTTTATAGCAATACCATATGTCCACCGTTTTAGAGGCCATACAGGCCGATTTCAAGCTGTTTCTGCAAGCTTTATGGGATCAATTAGACCTCCCTCCACCGACACGTGCTCAATATGCAATTGCAGATTACATTCAACACGGTCCAAAGCGTCTACAGATCCAGGCATTTCGGGGAGTTGGTAAGAGCTGGATTACTGGTGCTTTTGTTCTTTGGACTCTTTTTATTAACCCCGAAAAGAAGATCATGATCATCTCCGCTTCTAAAGAGCGGGCTGACAACATGTCTATCTTCCTACAAAAACTAATCATTGAAACACCATGGCTTTCTCATTTACGCCCGAAGTCCGACGATGCAAGGTGGTCAAGAATAAGCTTCGATGTGAACTGCTCACCCCACCAGGCTCCATCCGTAAAGTCGGTGGGCATCACTGGACAGCTCACCGGAAGTCGCGCCGATTTAATGATTCTAGACGACATTGAAGTTCCTGGTAACTCAATGACTGAAATGATGAGGGAGAAACTTCTACAACTTTGTACAGAAGCTGAATCCATCCTTACTCCTAAGAATGACTCCCGCATCATGTACTTAGGTACACCACAGACAACATTTACTATCTATCGCAAGCTAGCAGAACGTAACTACCGTCCCTTTGTTTGGCCTGCACGTGTACCTAGAAAACTATCTAACTACGAAGGCTTAATAGCACCTCAACTGCAAGAACAGATCGATGATGGTGCAAAACCTTGGGACGTAACTGACCCTGACCGCTTTGCTGATGATGATCTTCTCGAACGTGAGGCAGCAATGGGACGCTCTAACTTCATGCTTCAGTTCATGCTGGACACCAGCTTGTCTGACGCCGAGAAGTTCCCACTCAAGTGCAGCGACCTTGTTGTCACTAGTGTTAATCCCTCAACTGCTCCTGACCACGTGGTTTGGTGCTCCGATCCGCAGAACGTACTCAAGGAGCTACCGACTGTTGGACTACCTGGAGATTATTTCTACTCTCCAATGCAGCTCCAAGGAGAATGGCATCCTTACGCCGAAACAATCTGCTCGGTTGACCCGTCGGGTCGTGGAACGGATGAAACAACGGCAGCTTATATCTCCCAACGCAACGGTTTCTTGTACTTGCACGAAATGCGAGCTTACAGAGACGGGTACAGCGACAAAACATTACTCGACATTCTAAAAGGATGTAAAAAATACAATGTCACGAAACTCGTTATTGAAACTAACTTTGGTGATGGCATTGTTTGTGAATTGTTCAAGAAACATCTCGTTCAGACCCAACAAGCCATTGACCTCGAAGAGGTCCGTGCCAATGTGCGTAAGGAAGACCGAATCATTGATGCGCTTGAACCTGTACTTAACCAGCACAGGCTCGTCGTTGACAAAGGTGTAATTGAATGGGACTTTAAATCAAACCCTGATGAAGCTCCAGAAAAACGTCTCATGTATATGCTCTTCTATCAAATGTCCCGTATGTGCCGTGAAAAAGGTGCAGTAAGACATGATGACAGAATTGACTGCTTAGCTCAAGGTGTTAAATACTTCACTGATGCTTTAGCTATCTCTGCTCATGAAGCTGTTAAACAACGTAAGCAAGATGAATGGCAAGACATGATGGAAGAATGGTTCGATAACCCTGAAGCCGCAGCTAATCACATGGTCTTTGGTATGAACGTTGACCAACGAAGACAAGCTAGAGGTAATATTGGCGGAAAGTCAGTCCCTACCTGGGTTTAACGCAATCCGACACTTATACAGGGAGAAGGAAAGGGTGGATCCATCTTTCTGTAGGTTTAGGGGAAGACAACCTTCCCCTTTACTGATATCCGCTGAATGGATATTCTGTAAGCACTGTGTCTTTATTTTTTTGACACGAGCTTGAATCCGGATATCACTATGTCCATTGATGGGACATCTTGATATCACTATTCATACTGTATGAAACACGTAAAACTAATTCACTCTACACCTGATGGTGACAACCTTGTAGCTTATATGGCTCGGGTGTCTAATCCAAACAATCAAGACAACACTGAGACCAGTGGTCGTCTAATTAAATATCTCATTACACATAAACATTGGTCTCCCTTTGAGATGGTCAATATGTGTGTAGAAATAAATACAACTAGAAGTATAGCTGCACAGATCCTACGCCATCGTAGTTTCTCCTTTCAAGAGTTTAGTCAACGTTATGCTCAAGTCACTGATCCTATTGGTGTTCCTGAGTTACGTAGACAAGATACAAAAAATAGACAGAATAGTACTGATGACCTCGATGCTTTTACGTTACAGCATTACCAACTACGACTACAACATCATTTTCAACAAGCTACACAGATCTATGAGTCGATGCTTGAAGATGGTGTCGCTAAAGAATGTGCTAGAGAAGTTTTACCGCTTTGTACACCGACAAAGATGTACATGAATGGGTCTTTGCGGTCTTGGATTCACTATTGTGAGCTAAGATGTGCTAATGGTACACAGAAAGAGCATAAAGACGTAGCAGATGAGTGTAAAGAACTGATTATTCAGCAGTTTCCGTTGGTGGCTAAGGCCTGGCTAGAAAAATGACATAATTTTCTGAAGCCTATTTACGTATATACAGGGCCGGGATCCCCCCTTGGGGGGTGCTGGATGCCTCGTTAGTTCTACAAACTAACGGATGGCACTGGGTTTTAGATGAAACGCGGGCGCGTCAGGCGGGCGCGGTAGTTGGATCGTGGGCGTGTTTGTTGTGCTATCTGTGTGCCGCTTATTGAGAATGCTGAGAAAGCCAGTGACAGCAATGGATTACAGATGATAAGCAGCACTGATCGTTGGCTGACCAAAGACTAATCATTCCGATACTGCAATGGATCTCAGCTGTTGTGGTAGCACCGTGATACACCATGACCAGTTGGCAACCATTGCGGCGGTGTTATGGTTGACCCATCGCACCTCGACAACCGAATAAGCACATCGGCAGCGGAGCACCGCTAGATGACGACCACCGGCATGGGTATCTGACCGGGAGGATGTGGCAGACGACACACGATCATGTGTCAAATCATACCGCGGAGCCACACGCCTTGTCTGTTCATGGCACACCAGCACGGTGCACCGACGCCCTGCCCGTTTGAGTCGGGCTGCTAGGTATTGAGTCATCACGGACTCAAACATCACAATCACGATTTCTAATGAACGACTATTGCGTCTCCGGTTATTTCAACGAGCTTCCTGCTGATGTTCGTTGGTCTGCCAACACCTTTGAGCAGGTGCTCAAGGACATGACAACCTTTTATCCGTCGCTCTACATCTCTGATGTATGGCTTGAGGATGACGACTGATTCGTGCAAGCGAGCGAGCAGGTGCAAACCCTGCTCCAGTCATTGCGTCATCAAGGACGCATTGTTCACAGTCACCATTTTTCATGTTCATCAACATTCCTTGCCGTACATCCGACTGTGTCGAGCGTATGGTTGTTGATCCAATGCGTGCAATCGTTCAGGTTGCATACGCCAAAGGCAACATCTACGAGTACACACACGTTAGCCGTCGTGCAATTCTTAACCTCATCATGAACCCGAACATGTCTTTGGGTTTCTGGGTTAACGAGAACCTGCTTCCTTTCGATTGCAAGACTCGTGTATTCGGTGAGTGCACAGTACTCAAGGCACTATATGCCTCTGACTTGCCTATCACTGACAACAGCGACCCAGCTGGTTACGTGTACTGCAACGGCTGATCCGTTCAAGCGGGTGACAGGGTGCGAACCCCTGTCCAGCACTGGGACCTCGTCCCTTTACTGTTCCACTAGGTCAATTATGCGTAAGCTCGAGCAGGCTATGTGTCGTGCAATCGATGACGATTGCCAGCACTGGTCAATGACTAATACGTCAGTGATCAAGGACTCAGAGGGTACACATCATGTGTATCTACACGATAACGAGATTGCACAACTTGGTGATGATTGGATCAAGGTCAGCCACGCTGGCTGGAAGACAAACACAACACGATCCAGGTTGCGTGCATTGCTCGCTGAGTTCGGTGATGACAAGGACACTATCTATCAAAAGGATTTTGTTTGGTACATCAATGATGTAGCGATGACCAACTCTGGTTGGTATGGAGTTGCTTGATTCTCACTAACAACCCTTCCACATGGGCAACTATGTGGCGGGTTATTTGAGGGAATCACCCTCCGTTGTTTATCTCACGGACACCAATGTTCAAAGCCAAAGTTAAGTATTCCTTTCATATCAAGGACGCAACACTTTTCTACTCAGACTACGACAACTCATTGAACTTCGAGACAGAAGATTCATTGGAGTTAGATGATGGCGTGTCGGTATCAGGCGTTGAACCTGAAACTTTGTTCCTACTAGCTCGCAACACACTGGCATGTAAAGAGCCAGTACAGGACAAGATGAAGGTAAGGGAGTTCCACGTTAAGTGTGCACGAGAAATGATTGTAGCTCTCGATGCCTTTATTAAAAAGCACGATGATTCGGAGGAATCAGAATGACACAACAACAGATCAAGGACCTGCAAGTCACAGCCCTTCATGATTATCACAA